CAGTTGTTGGTAAAAATCAATTTCAGTTATAGCTACTTGAGTTACATTTGGTTTGTAACCAAACATATATGCCAACTCAAATAAGTTATTTGTTTGACGAGCATATTGTAAGAAATTTTCTTGCAATTGGTTGTCAAGGTAAAAAGATAGAACATCACCAACATAAGCAGCCATTTCCATAAACATCATACCTGGTGACGATGGACTGAAGTCATTATATGTTGTAGGGAAATAAGTTTGAGCATAATTTATCAAACTAGCTCTTATTTCAGCAAAGTCCTTGTTTATATATTTTATATCCTTTTTAGTATTATTATTTGTAGCCATTATTGGAATGTTATTTGTAATTGGTCTGATATTCCAGTATCTACTATATTATATTTTAAGACTACTGTTATTTCATTATTATCATTATTTGATAGTATTTCTAGAGATACTACAATTACATTAGGAAAATATAGACTTATTTGTGATTGTATATCTTGTTTAAGGCCCTCTAAATTACCATCAGTTATTTGCTCAAATATAAATGCTCTTAGATCAGCACCAAACGATGGATTCAAATATCTTTCAGTCTTATTAGTTAAAAAATAATTAAGTAAATTATTTCTAACAGCATCTTTAGTAGTATATGTTGAATAAAATACAGCAGGAGCATTAAAAGGAATAATTACACCAACCGCTGTACCAGGTTGGGTGTCAATAGGAAATATTTTCTTTGCTCCGAATGTCATTATTTACTCATTAATCCCATTATTTGATCTAATTCTAATTCACCTTCAGGTAGACTTCCATTAACTGGGTCAATAGGACCTGTAGGTCTAAAAGGTATATTATTTGTTGAAGCTATGCCTCCATTTCGTACATCCTCAAGTATATTACCAAACATTGCTCTACGTTCTGCTGAAGTTAATTGTTTAGGTTGTGAAACTTGAGGTTGGGCATAAGTATTAGGTTGTACTGTCTCTGATACTACTGTTTTAGGGGCTTTAACAGCCTCTAATAAGATGTCACGTAATTCTTCTTGAATTACTTCTCTTACTGACTCTTTAATGATTTTTTTAAATTTAATAATGTCCATATGTTATAAATATTATGTTTAATAAGCTTTTAAATTATCTCTATCAATTATTAATTTGAGTTCATTTATTAATACTTTATCCTGTGTAGTGAATGATAATTCTGTTTGTACTAATTTAATCCCACTTTGATTTTTACCTATTGCTCTTCTACGGTTTACAGTTGGGGTGTATGGTACTTCTTCAATTTCTATTACAAAACCAGCGTATGTTACATCATTTTGAGTTTGTTCAGCTTGAGTTTGTAATAATGATATAGAAATTAAATCTGATGATATTGGGGTTAGTCCTGGTAAGGTACCATCTCCAGCTAAGTTTGGACTACATTGTTTTAATTTAATATCTATAGCGGTTAATATGGCTATTATTAATTGTATATAACCATTAACAATTGATACAGCAAGTGAAGCGGCTGCTATAGAACCAGATACTTTAGGTAATTTTGGTTCACCTATTTTACTAAATAAGAGTTTATTGATTATAGTCTCTAAATCACTTAATGTTGATGTTATAATACCTGGAGTGCCAGGAGGAGAAGGAATAATTTTTACAGCGGTTGATGTTATAGTTTTAGTTAATTTAATAGCCGTAATAGCTATTTGACTAATATCAAAAAATGTGTTTAGCCCAGTTAAAGCCTGTATTAACCTATCTAATTGTCTGCTAATTCTATTTAATTGTACTACTAAATTATTACGTTGAGCTAATAATTCTAGTATTCTTGGGTCAGTCGGGCATCCATCTTTAGATATAATTTGTTCCCTTAAATTACCTAATTGTTCTTGCACTATAGATGCTCCTAATTCTTTAGCTATATTTAAGGCTATCGGTATGAATATAGTATATATTTTTTTACCTATGGCTGTTATAGCTCCACTTAATTTAGCATTACCTTGAGGTTTTAAAGAACCAGGAATAGCATTTTGTATAGCGGATAGATTAACATCTAATATTTTATTAGCATCACCTTTAATTTGTTCAGCGGCCTTTTTTCTTATGTTTTCTATATCTAAAGGAGAAGCCATTATGTTGTTTTTACATATTTTGATTTAGTACTATCTAAATTAGTATTTAATTGAGATAATGTTGTGATTAACTGAGATGCAACTGCATTTAATGGGGCTAAAGGAGCACCTGAAGGTACACCTACTAGTGTACTGCATATTTGCATGAAGGATTGTAGGTTTTGTACTAATGTTTTTAGTAATGACACTGTAGTGTCACCTAATAATACTGATTCTGTAGCGTCTTTAGACCCTAGATAAACATTAGTAGATTGTATTATAGTATTAGGAGCATCAATATTAACCGATGTTACAGCGTTTAAATTAATGGATTTTTTAGAACTTAATAATATATGATCTTGAGTAGTATTAAATACTAATCGTCCTGAATTTAAAATAATTTGTGGGTTATCTTTAAATTCTTTGGGGTTAGTAGGCGAGTCTGATTTGTAACTTATATAACTAGTACTTGATGCTTCTAGTGGGATTTTTTGTGTACTAGTATTATATATAGAAGATAAATCTTTGTTTATATCTTCAGCGATTGGTATCCATCCTTCATCATTAGCGTCTGATGGTTGGCCATTACGTAATATAATTATTGGATCACCATCAATACCAAATGATGACCAACTGTTACGTTCACCAGCTCGTCTAACAGTTGAGCTAAGTCTTATACTATTTCCCCATCTTCCTTCCTGTATAATGTCTCCTTCAAATGGTAATAAGGGATGTATATTAGAACGTTCTTTAAATGTTTGTCCTAAAAATATCTCAGTACTTTGGTCAGTTACACGTCTAACACTACCTGCTTGAGTTTGAGTATAATCCTTTGTTTGTGAAGGAGGGGTAACATTAGGATTTTCAGGGTAAGCATTATGGTGAGGATGATTCCATAGTGAGACAATACTAACATAATAAGAACGAGCAGCATTCCATGTTAATCCAATTCCTATACTAGGCAATGAAATTAAGAATACAATCTCATTTATTAAAGGATAATTTTTAACATTAGGATATAATGGGTATGCTACTGAGAGTTTATTTGATTGTCCTGATGGGTTAGATACAGGTTCAAATTCTATAGCACCTAATGAGTTCCATTCACCTAATTCTTTAAATCTTGGATGTTCACTTGTAAGTATTATACTTTTAACACGAACAGGAGTAAGTTGACTTCCAGCCGCCGCTATTGCCTGAGCGAGAGCACCCTGATTTTGGTTATTTTGGGTATTATTAAATGAAGGAAATCCATATTGAGTAGACATTTATCAATTGTTTTTTTCATGTATTTTATCTATTTCCGCTAATAATTGAGCTTTTTCCTCTTCTGAGATTCCATATCCACCATCATCTGATATGTTATTTAAGGCGCGTTGTATGATAGTAGCCATTTTGATAAGTTGTTCATCGTTTTTAACACTTATCTCCATATATTCTTTAATAAGTGGAACTATCAAAGTAGCGTCACCTATATCATTAATTAGTGGTTTTAATTCGGATATTAGGGCAGATATTTGCTTATCTTTTTTCTTTTGATTGTCATATATCTCTTCTAATATATCACTAAATTTCTTTTTACCAAACACGACATTATCTAATGAATTCATATTATTCAGTTTAATTATAAATATATGGATCAAAAATTTGTATATCCATGTTCTAGATAAAATATATATTTTTCTTTGAAAATATCATATAATTTATCAGCTACTTTAGTAATTTTTGATGTTTTCACATCAATTATTTCACGGATGTATATATATAAAGCCTTCTTATTAAAGACATCTAGGCTATATCTTTTACGAAATAGTTCTAAAATGGCGTCAGCTATTTGAGCTTCTGTTTCTTTAGGAAATAATTTAAATATGTAAGTTGTGCAATATTCTACATACTTATCTATAAATTGTGATAAATTAGTATCAATAACTGATGGCTTAATATCATCTAATTGGTATGAGAATTTCTCATCCTCTTCAATAGAAGATACAGGTGATGTTTCTACCCGTTTCTTATAATTAGTTTGATTAGATAATATTAGGTAACGTTTAGCTATTGTTCCGAAATAAGAAAATGCTTTCGTACCTTTACTTTGATCATATAAATGTAGTTTACTGAGTAAGAATGTAATTACTTCATGTTGGAGATCTTCAATGTTATCTACTTCGGTATAATAAAATTTGAATGTATGGATTATATTTTCTGTTAATTTAAAGAAAGCATGGTGAATTTTTTCATTATATAATCTATTACGCTCAATATCATCATTACTAGCAACAAACGCCACAATGGCGTTTTCAGTTTCTTGAGTAAAATATACGTTTGATTTCTTTTTCTTTCTTTTCTTTATCTCTAATTCTATTTCCATATCATATATTCTTAATATTAAATCTATTTAATACTTCTTGTATTGATTTAACTGTTTGAAAGAAAAAACCAATTTCATCATCACTTTCAAATGAACCTTTAATATCTACTTCTTTAAGTTTTTTATCAGAATGTTCTATTATTTCAGACATTTTATTCAAATAAGTCATATACCCAGCTAATATATTTTCTTGACGAGTACTTTCATCTTCTAATTTTTCATTTTTACGCAGTAAATTAAAAGTAGTATAACTTAAAATTATTATCAAAGTACATAAAACGTATATTATATTCATTATATATTATTTAGTAAGTTTTTCAATCCCTCAGATTTTATACTACCTAAAGCTTTATTTTTAGACGCTTTATTATTAGTATTAGGCTTATTTGTTGAATCTAATGTAAAATTCTTCTTTTGTTCTTTCACATTCTCCTTAAACTTAGGTAACCATTCACGCTCAAATTCAATACGAGCAGCCATTAAGTCAGCTTGATGTAAAATATAAGGTAATGATGTTCTTGGTTTTTGTTCAGGCATAAAATTTACTAAGTATTTCTTATTAGCCTCATCATACAAACCATCATGGGTCTGAATTGCTACCATTTCATTGAATGAATATTGAATACCATGTGATTGCAACATATATAAACCTCGGTCTGGAACAGATGAGAATGCTAAGCGATCATTAAACATATAATCTTCTCCTAATTTATCTTTACGCCATTGATCAGTTTGAGGAATATATGACTCATAATTCTCATCACCCATTTTACCTAGATCATGATTTAAGGCTGAGAATACAAGTTCTTCAACTGTATATGTTGAATCATCAGCTCCCATTTCAACCCACAGCTGGTTTAACTTAAGGGCACAAGTGATAACACGATTAACGTGTTCTATATACCCACCAGGGAAAGCATTATAATATTCTTTCTTATGAGCTGCAGGCATTAATATAAGACGATCTGAGTATTTCTCATAAAACGCCTTTAGATTTGATTTGCGGGGTTCTGAAATGTAGGAGTCAATATACTCCATTAATTCATTCCAGTTGAATTGAATTTGCTCTGCTGTTAAATTCATAACTTTTATTTTATTAATTAATTGATGTATTTATTTCATTAGCTGAACGAGGTTCATATTCAATATATGCTTTTAATTCTTCTACTAATGATTTCATTTCTTCAGTTGTTTGTAAGAAATCTTCTACATTACTCCCTCGTTTAACGAAGAAATCTAATTTTCCTAAGTTTGACTCTAATTTTTCTAGTTTACGTCTAATTATTTCACGATTTACCATATATGATGTTTTTAAATATTATATTAATTGTTCCATCTGTCTCTCCCTCCTTGTTTCATCTTATATCCTTATCTCTCATCCTTTTTCTTCTTATATCCTAATTCCCTTAAACCCGTAATTAGAAAATACAATCTCTTTTTTACGTCTCCAAACTTTCTTGTGAAAGCTTTAAAATTTCTTTTAAAAATATACATTTTTCATATTCTTCCTGAGAAATAAAATAATTCATTGCCCATTCTAAGCTTTTTTGTAAATAACCATATTTTATTCTGCTTTTAATAGCATGAATGTGATTCTCATCATTCAGGTTTAAAAGAGTTAAAAACAAATAAGCTTTAATGTAAATAACAGCGTCACTAGCTTCATTTAGTTGTTCAAAATCATCTTGAAGATTATTCTTAACTTGTTGTTTAAACACGTTATTATTTTGTATTAATTTTTCAAACATACCAACCCAAAATAACGGCTTCTCATATAAGTCAATAATTACATTATCCTTTTCATTTAAGTCGTTATTTTCCGGTTTATAGTCGAATAAATCAAATATTTTACTCAAGTTCATATATATAAATATAATTAAAATAAAAAAGCACCAACCGGTTAAAGTTGATGCTAAAAAAACAAACAATGAACTATTTCACAAGATGATCAGCCGCATATGTCATCACGGGTGAGTTTCCTTTATGTCTTACTTTATAACCCATTCCTGTTACAATTCCTACAGCACTTGTTAGGACTTGATTAGAACGGCATTTTGGGTCTGGATTAAGGTCAATATCAATCCAAGTAGCCATGATATTTAATTCATTTCTAAACATCTCGGCGGCTTGAACAGAATGCCACACTTCATTTAATAAACGTCCTATATTATCTTTTTCTCGATTGGTAGAAAATTTCTAAAAACCCATCTTATTTTACAGTGCTATCAGCCTTAACAACATGAGCTGAATCGGCAATAGTAGTTGTGGTGTCAGTAGCGGAAGTAGTGACGTTATTTGTTTCATTAGAACCACAAGAAGTGGCGAACATGGTTGCGATCATAATCGCGGCGAAAATTGTTTTTTTCATTTTTTTACGTTTTTATGTTTAGTTAATATTTACTTATTTTGGTCAACCAAGGCTTATAATGGGTGGTACATGTCCATCATTTAACCTATTCGTGAGTACCCGTTAGGTGCCTTGGTTCCGACCCTCTATATCTTATTTCTCATTTCTTATATAATAAATATAATATCTTATTTTTGAGTAGCCAAACTTTTTCTTAAAGTTTTTATTCTTTTATTATGTCTATGATTTAATAATTTACCATTACTCCATACATTATGTATATGTCGAAGAAAATGACGTTTATATCTAATAGATCTTAGTATCATAATATTTGTGTGGACCCTGTAGGATTTGAACCTACGACCCCCTGATTATGAGTCAGATGCTCTAACCAACTGAGCTAAGGGTCCTAAAATTAAGAAAAGAAAAAATTAAATGTTCGCTGAAAATAATTGAGTCTTGAATCTTCTCACTTTTAAATTTTGAACTTTAATTTTTGAATACATAATCAAAGTCGATATCAAAGCATCAGATGGTATCTTAGTTCAGATTTTGTGGATCTGTATTGTGCTACTTACTCAATTTTTCCTTATTCTTAATTAAATTTTTGTTATTATATTAAACGCTTCAATTTCTTCTTGAAGTTTTTCAATTTCATTTTCAAATACTTCAATGTCAGCATCACGTTTTTTCAAATCCATAAATGCTATATGTTCTACTACTGATTCAGTTAAACCATAACTACGTTCACGATGAATACCAGCTGTTGTATTAACTCCACGTAAACGTGAAATTATACTTTTTAATTCTCCTAAACGGAAAATCTTATCAATAATAGGAGCGTTAGCACGTTGAATTTTAGCTTTAAGTTCAACTAATTCACTCGTTAATAATAACCACTCATTATATGCTTCTTCTGCTGAATATGTAGGAGTCGTACCGGCTTCATATGAATTAAATTTTTGGAAACGATTATAAATAGTATCAATTTGTTTGATAAGTTTTTTCTTTGCTTTTAATGCTTTTGTTAAGTTCATAATCTTTTATTTATAATTTTAATAGTTATTAATTAGCGTATTCTAAAGCCAAATCATACAATTTTTCATTCAATACCATATCTTGACGGAAATTTTTAATTTTACGAGCTTTACGATTTTTACCTGCGTAAGAATAGTTAAACATACCGTGTACTAATTTTTCTTGAATTACATTAAAAATACTCCATAAATCATCTCCTTTATCTTCATTTCGAGTTGGTACTAATAAACCATTAACATCAACACTAATGTTAGATAATTCATCTTCTGGGAAGCGAACAGCCAACGCTTTAGTTGCAAACTCTTCAGCTTGTTTTTGACTCAATTTAGTGGATTTGAATTTATTCATAGACTCAACAGTCAATGGTAACTTTTCAACCATTTCCTTAATGGTGTTTTGGAGTGTTTCAAAATCATACCCATAGTGGCGAATTTTCATATTTTCAAATTCTTGAGTTGATACTACTAATCCATTTTCACAAATCATTCGAAATAAACCAGCAGTAAATGTAAATGCGTTTTTACCATCATGACTATTTGTTAATAGAATTTGTGGATAAACAGTATCACCATCTTCACCATCAATTACAATATCATTGTTACGAAATGCAACCAAATGTTTTTGATAACCTACTTGTTTACGTGCTTTAACTTCTTTAGCATCAATCACATTCCAACCTAATAAAGCCATATCATCAATGATACGATTAGTTGGAATGTGTGAATACTTTTCAGATGTTGTGTCGGCACCTTCAGTTGTAAATACTGATGGAGCGATTTTCTTAATTTGTTCTTGACTTAAGAATCCGTTGTTGTTGCTGATGTTTAACATAAACTTTATTTTTTTATTTTTTCTTATATCATAAATATATCATCCCTTCCCTGGGTAGCCAAACTTATTTTAAATTATTTTGTCAATTATTCCATAATTTAACGCTTCCTCGGCACTTATATACCAATCTTTACATTGTTTTTTAATATTATCTAACTGTTTTTTACCTAAATTAGTACGTTCTAATATTAAAGAATCACACAATTTTTCAATTCGTTCCAATTCTTTTAACTCATGTTTATGGATAGTTAATTTCATCATCCCTAAATCAAAACCACCTTCATGATACATGAATGTTGAGTTTTTACTAGCTACACGATGATGACCTGAAACCATAATCATAAACCCCATAGAAAAAGCAGCTCCATAACATATAGTATGAATAGGAGTTGTACTATGAATAATAGAATCAAAAACGCCTAAACCGCGGTAAATATCGCCTCCATATGCGTTAACGATAAGTTTTATTGGTTCTCGTTTATTCTCGGTTTTTTCCGCGTCTAAATAGTTGATTTCGTGTATGAATTGTATGATATCGTTAGTATTTTCTTCGTCAATATCACCTAAGGTTATAATGCGGTGGTCTTGATATCCATAAGAATTATGCGCTGATTTTTTCATAGTATTTAATTCATATCAATAAATATATGCTAATTCTAAATTATTGGGTTAATTATTCGTACATCTGATTCTGTTTCTATTACAACTCTAGCACCACAAGATAGTAGTGGTTTAGCGTCATGTCCATCCCCCACCATATATTATTCGACTTGGTCCTAGAACCTCAACTTCATTACAGTATGTATTCGTTTTACCTTGTTTAACTGTTATAACAGGTAAATTAGTTCCTTTAGTTTTATTAGAACGTATATTATGTTGATTTACATGTATTCTTGTTTTCATAACCTA